AAACTAGAATTACATAAGTTACTATCTAAAGATGAAAACACTGGGCAACCAAAATTAAAAGTATTTTCTAATTGTATTAATTTAATTAGAACATTACCAATGTTACCAATAGATAGAAACAATCCAGAAGATGTAGATACACATGCAGAAGACCATGCGTATGACGCTCTTCGATATGGGGTTATGAGCAGAAGTGTTCATCCAAAAAGTTATGAAGCAAATAGATATACAGAAAAAGAAAAATTTAAACCTTCTGATAGAGTTTTTGGATATTAATGGCTAAAGGTAAATATTGTGATTGTGTTAGTACAATACCAAGTAAAATAAAAATAGGTTATAAGAATTACAAACTAGAAGAATGGAAACAAACTGTAGCTAGTGCAAATGAAGCACAAGGTCAGTTTTTTTCTAAAGAAGGTATCATAGGATATACTTCTGATGAAGAAGGGGTTTCTCATGCTAATACAATATTGCATGAAATATTACACGGAATAATATATCAGTGGAATGTAGACGTAGGAGAAAAAGAAGAAGCTATAGTTAATGGTTTAACTAATGGTTTAATAACTGTTTTTGTAGATAATCCAGATTTAATGGGGTATCTTAAAAATAAAATTTTGGAGGAATAAATGCCAGAAGAAGTAATGAAAAAATACAAACAAGGCGAGCTTCCTGCTGATTATTCAAAAGATGCACCAGTAGGACAAAAACTTGACATGACTATTCATGCCAATGATGAAACACGACCAAGTGATTTTCCTAAAAAAGGAAAGAAAAATACATTTGACCCTGCTGTTTTTAGAATGGCAGATGAAAGAGATTACTAGGAGGAAAAATGGAAACACCAATTAAAATGAAAAAATATATGCAAGGTGAATTTTCTGAGGTGCCTGATGGGCCACCTGCAAAAGAAAAACCTCAAGCAGGAATGTTAAAAAGATATTCCCAAGGAGAGTTTTCTAATGTGCCAGATACACCACCCGCAAAAGAAAAACCAGACGGGAGTATTTTAAGAAGGTATTCTCAAGGTGAATTTTCAGACGCAAAAGAAAATTAATTATGGCTAAACAACCATCCGCCCAAATACTAGCTTTGGACGATTCTGAAAAAAATGAGGAACAGGAATATAAAGTTTCTGGTCTAGCAGGTTTAATTAAATCTAAATTTTTAGAAGCAGAAGATGCTCGTCAGTTTGATGAAGAACGTTGGTTAAGAGCGTATCGTAACTATAGAGGTGTCTATGGTAGTGATATGGCTTTTACTGAAAGTGAAAAATCAAAAGTATTTGTTAAAATAACTAAAACAAAAGTTTTAGCGGCGTATGGTCAATTAGTCGAGGTTTTATTCTCTAGTGGTAAATTTCCAGTAGGGATAGAGCCTACGCCTATTCCAGAAAGCATTGCTGAATATGCACATGTTTCTAAGAAATCAGAGCAAGTGGATAGCCCTTATGGATTTCCAGGTGATGGATTTAATTTAGAACCAGGTGCTACATCTATAAATGTTTTAGGTGGATTAAAAGATAAATATAAAGGTGTTAATTTTGTTGAAGGTGAAGCAAAAGATGGCAGAGCAGAACCACAAATAAGTCCTGCAGAAGAAGCTTCTGGTAACATGGAAAAATTAATTCATGACCAACTAGAAGAATCTAATGCTGTTAATGTGTTAAAACATACGTTATTTGAATCAGCATTGCTTGGAACAGGGGTTTTAAAAGGGCCTTTTACCTACGAACAAACTAGTCATAATTGGGAAAAAGACCCTATAACTGGAGAAAATGTTTACTCTCCAAGAAAAAAATTAGTGCCTAGAATAGAAGCTGTAAGTTGTTGGGATTTTTATCCAGACCCAGATGCAACAACTGTTGATGATGCGGACTATGTAATACAACGTCATGTATACACACGTACTCAAATACGTGATTTAATGAACAGACCTTATTTTAGAAAAGAGGCTATACGTAGTGCATTAGATATGGGGCCAAGTTATGAAGCTCGTGGTTATGAATCATCTTTAAAAGATAGAGAAAGCACAACTGATTACGATAAAAATAGATATGAAATTTTAGAGTTCTGGGGAACATTAGATAGTCAACTTGCAATGGAAGCGGGTCTAGAACTAGAAGATGACATGGACGATATGGATGAAGTCCAAGTTAATTGTTGGGTATGTAATGGTGAAATTATTAGATTAGTATTAAATCCATTTACACCTACACGATTACCATATTTAGTTTGCCCTTATGAAATAAACCCTTATCAATTTTTTGGTATAGGTATTCCAGAAAACATGGATGATTCGCAAACAATTATGAATGGACATGCAAGAATGGCTATTGATAATTTAGCACTTGCAGGTAATTTAGTATTTGATGTAGATGAAACTATGTTAGTACCAGGACAAGATATGAAAGTATTTCCTGGTAAAATATTTAGAAGACAAAGTGGTATGCCAGGTCAAGCTATACATGGAGTTAAATTTCCTAACACAGCAAATGAAAACTTAATGATGTTTGACAGGTTTAGACAACTCGCTGATGAAGCAACAGGTATACCATCATACTCTCATGGAACTACAGGAGTACAATCAACAACTAGAACTGCGGCAGGTATGTCAATGTTAATGGGAGCGGCGGCTCTTAGTATTAAAACAGTTATAAAAAATATAGATGATTTTTTACTTAGACCTTTAGGTGAAACATTATTTTCATGGAATATGCAATTTAACGAAAGCACTCCAGAAATAAAAGGAGACCTACATGTCAAAGCAAGAGGTACAACATCATTGATGCAAAAAGAGGTAAGGTCACAAAGATTAATGACTTTCTTGCAAGTTGCATCAAATCAAAATCTGGCTCCGTTTGTTAAATGGCATTCTATATTATCTGAGATTGCAAAGTCACTTGATATAGAACCAGAAAAATTAATAAACGACCCAGAAAAAGCGGCAATCTTTGCAAAAATAATGGGAATGGCAAATGGAAATCAACAAGATAAAAACAATAATAAACAGTCCTCAATGGCCGATGATGGAGGAGCTCCTACAGGAGCGGATGCAGAAGACATTACTGGCGTTGGCGGTGGCAACATCGGAGTTGGAGGTGTACCGACTCCAGGGGAAGATAGCTTCTCTGCAGGAACTGATGAAGATGAGGGAGCAACTTAAACGTAAATGACAAATTATTACAAGGGAACAGATATAGGGTTAAATTATAATGCTGAGTTAGGTGAATGGGAGTTTACTAATCAAGCAAAAAATTTTATAGACACTGATACATTTTCAAGTCCAGACCCAGAGTTTCCAACAGCACCGCCAGAAGATGATGAGGAAGAAACAACACCAGATTGTCCAGATGGATATATTTACAATGAAACATTAAAACAATGTGTGCCAGACCCAGATTATGAAAATACATATAGAGGTGATGAGCAACAACAAACTGGTGGTGGTGGAACTATAGAAAATTTTATTCCTTCTGATACAGAAAGAGAAAGACAAATTAAAAGTGGTGATGCTAAATCATATATTGATAATTTAAAAAAACGTGGATTTATAACTGAACAAGATGGTAAATTATTTTTAAAAACAGAAAGTTTTGGTCAAACTCTTGCAAGTGGTGCTTTTGCTAGATTTGGTTTAGCAGATGAACCTAAAGCAAAAATGAATAGAATAATACAAGATTTACAACGTATGGGTGCTATTAACTTACAAGTTACAGCAGGTGATATAGACCCAGAAACAGGAGAACCAGAAATAAAATTAGGTTCTCTTTTACAAGTATCAGATGAAGCAGGAACTTTCCCAACTTACAATTTTGCAGAAGGTGATATGACAAAAGGTAATATAGACCCATTTGCATTTCAAACATTTATACCTGCAGGTAGCACAGACAAGTTTAAGACGTTTGCAGATTATATTAATGCATTACAAAATGTTTCAACTAGTGTATCTGGCACAGGAACTGACGTTGTTCGCAGTGTACAAGAATCTAATATTGATAATGAAAAAGTTAGATTAGCTAGAGCTCAAGCAGATAAAGCAGAGGCAGAAGCTCAACAAGCACAAGTAAAAGCGTTTGAAGAATCTGGTGGAGATATAACGCAAAGACGAATAGCCGAACAAGAAAGAAAAGAACAATATGTAGAGCAACAACAAACTCAAGGAAAAAGTAAAAGCGAAGCAGAAAGAGATTATAATAGACAATTGGCTCAAGAAGCACTTGATAAAGGCGGGGCTTCTTTTGCAAAAGATACAGACACATCAACACCTAGTGGTAAAAGCTACACTCAATCTAAACTAGAAGAGGCGGCTAAAACAGGAAGATTTAGAGGATTTTAATAGGAGGAAATATGGCAAATGGAATGATGAATAGTCCTATGGGAGCACAACAGCCTCCTATGGAACAACCAGGAATGCAAATGGGAGCAGGAGAAGACGCTGTTCTTGATATGCATTTAACAGAAGATGTAAAAAGAGCACTACAAGCAAAAGGTGTAGATATATCTTCTGTAGCAGATAGAGGCCCCAAAGAGCCTGTAGTAGTAATACCAGTTTCAATAATTATGCAAAGATATCCAAGCGACTCACCAGAAAATTCTATGAAAGAGTTTGTAATGGATATGACAAAAATGGATTCTGCTCCATCACCGATGGCAAGTCAGCCACCGATGGCGGCAGATGCACCTAGTCCAGAAGGATTAGGAGCCCCAATGAATAGGCCACCTATGACTGCATAGTCATAGCCCCAAAGCGACTCTAGGCCACCTGTTTTCCAACAGCACCAATAAGGAGGATAAAATGGAAGAAAATAAACAAGAAGAGATTCAAGAACAAACTCAAGAATCTCAAACAGAGGCTCTTCTCGAGCCTATTCCTTATAAACGTAAAAATAATAAGGAAGAAACAGAGGATACAGCTACCGTTTCACAGGACACTTCTTCAGAAGAAGAGGCCACTCCAAAGGAAGAACGCCCTGTTAACGCTGAAGAGAAAGTGTTTAAGAAACGTTATGACGACCTTAAACGACATTATGATTCTACTGTCAATAAGCATAAAGACGATGTTGATAAACTAAAACGTCAACTAGAAGAAAATGCTGACAAGATTAACTTGCCAAAGACAAAAGAAGAAGTAGATGCTTGGAAAGCAAAATATCCAGACGTCTATGACATTATAGAAACTATAGCCTATACTAAGGCAGATGAAAAAGCTAAAAAACTACAAACTGAACTTAAAGAGTTAGAAACTCAACAAGCGAGCGTACAACGAGATAAGGCAGAGGTAGAGTTAGCTAAATTACATCCAGACTTTAATGACATAAGAGAAGACGAAAAGTTTCACGAATGGGTAGCAAAACAAGATTCTACAATTCAAGGTTGGTTGTATGATAATACATCTAATGCCAAATTAGCGGCTAGAGCCATAGACTTATACAAAATGGATACAGGATATGGTAAAAAGAAAACTAATAAATCATTAGAGGCATCTAAATCTGTTACATCTACTAGTAAACGTGAAGTTGATACTTCAAATAAAAAGATGTGGAAGGTTAGTGAAATAGCTAAACTAAAACCTCAACAATTTGCAAAGTATGAAAAAGATATCGACTTAGCTAGACAAGAGGGTAGGATTGTTAATGGTTAATCTTTAACTGTCTATAGGAGGACAACATGGCAATATCAAAAGCGGCAGGTTATGATAACCTACCATCGGGTAATTTTTTACCTATCATTTATAGCCAAAAAGTCCAAAAGTTCTTTAGAACTGCATCAGTAGTAGAAGATATTACTAATACTGACTATGCGGGAGAGATTGAAAATTTCGGAGATACAGTTAACATTATTAAAGAGCCTGTAATTTCAGTAAGTTCTTATACAAGAGGAAGTACAATTAACATCCAGAATTTGGCAGATGACCAAATTCAACTTATTGTAGACCAGGCAAATGCATTTGCATTTAAAGTTGACGATATTGAAGAAAGACAATCTCATATTAACTTTGAGTCTTTGGCTACTTCTTCTGGAGCATATGCTCTAAAAGATAAATATGACGAGAATGTCATTGCGGCAATGTTTGGCGGAGCAGGAACTACTATTGGTTCTGATGGCTCTGGAACTGACGTAGGTTTTGGTACTTCGGAAGAAGACCCAACAAACATTCTAGCAAACTCTGCTAGAAGATTGCATGCGGCAGACATTCCAACAGATAACAGATGGTTCTTAGGAACTCCAGAGTTTTACGAACAGCTTGGACAAGCTAACGCAAAAATAATGGATGCTTCTGTTACTGGCGATGCTTCATCACCATTAAGAAACGGAAACGTTTTAGATGGTCAAGTTAATGGTTTCAGACTATATATGACCAATAACTTTGCGGCATCATCAACTTCTAACTATTTTAAAGTAATGTTTGGACATATGTCTTCAACATGTACTGCAAACCAAATTGCAAAAACTGAAGTAGTTAGAGACCCAGATTCATTTGCAGATATCGTAAGAGGTTTGCATATATTTGGTAGAAAAGTACTTCGTACGGAAGCACTTTTTGCAAGACATATACTAATAGATTAATAGGAGGATATACGAATGGCAACAGTAAGTAAAGTTATTGGTAGTACTGCAGGACATCCTTCTACTAGAAGGAAGCCTTATTGGGTAGAAAATACAGTTGATTTTTCACTATTCGACCCTGCGGCTAACGATGTAGTACAAATGTTAAACATACCTGCTGAAACATTAATTATTAATGCAGGTATAGAAGTACTAACAGCTTCTGCGTCTGGTGTTACACTAGATTTAGGGGATGGTGGCGATGTAGATAGATATATTGATGGATTAGATTCCACATCTACTGGCCATGGTGCTCAAGTAATTAACGCATCTAATGTAGGACATGTATATGGTTCTGCTGATACTCTAGATGTAAAAGTTCTTGGTGCACAAGATACTTCTGGTAAAATCAGAGTATGGGCATTAATGTGTGATATTAGCGGTTCAGATGAAACTGCATCAAACAGCTCATAATTATAACGGGGGCCTCAGTGCCCCCTTTTTATCATGATAAAAATAGCAATGGCAATAATAATAACCTCGATGCCAAACTGGCCATCAGTAAG